ATGGTTACAGAAAGAAGACTCGGAACAGAAGATAATCCAGACATAATAGACCAAAGCAAGTCTGTAAATGTGCCTGCAGAAGAATTATCTATAGATGCACCTGAACAAACATTTGAAGAATCAATGATTGATGCTATGGAAATAACCATAGGTGATGAAGAAATTTCTTTTGATGAACCAATGGAAGAAGTGCAAGCAGATATACCGTTTGATGCAAATTTGGTTGAATATCTTGACGACTCTATTCTTGGCTCATTATCTAATAAATTAATCAGCTCAGTAGAAAACGACAAAGAATCAAGAAAAGAATGGGAAAAAACCTATACTGACGGCTTAAAATATCTAGGCATGAGGTTTGACGAGCAAAGAAGTCAACCGTTTGAAGGCTCTAGTGGGGTTATACATCCAATACTTTCAGAAGCTGTAACACAGTTTCAAGCACAAGCATATAAAGAATTATTACCAGCACAAGGTCCAATCAAAACACAGGTTGTCGGTCAAAGAGACATGAATACAGAAATGCAAGCTGAAAGAGTTTGTGAGTTTATGAATTATTACATCATGAACGAAATGCCTGAATATGACCCTGATTTAGACCAATTATTGTTTTATCTACCACTTTCAGGTAGTGCATTTAAGAAGGTTTATTACGATGCAGCCAAAAACAGACCTGTATCTAAGTTTATACCTGCAGAAGATTTATTAGTTCCTTATAACGCAACCGACTTATTATCAGCAGAAAGAGTTACTCATGTTGTTTCAATGAGTAACAATGAAGTAAGAAAAATGCAGCTTTCTGGCTTTTATGCAGACATTGACCTTAACGATAGTGAACAAATTATTCGTGACAGTATTGATAAAGAAATAGACAAAATACAAGGCGTAGAACCTGATTATAGTGATGACGAGCAAAGAAAACTTTATGAAATACATACAGTAGAAGACATTGAAGGTTTTGAAGACGTTGATGACATGGGTGAAACCACAGGTTTAAAACTACCTTATATCATTACTGTAGACGATTCCACGCAACAAATTTTATCTATAAGAAGAAACTACAACCCTGAAGACCCATTAAGAAACAAAATTAATTATTTTGTCCAATATAAGTTTTTACCGGGACTAGGGTTTTATGGCCTTGGCTTATCACACATGATTGGTGGTTTGTCTAAAGCTTCTACATCAATACTAAGGCAGCTAATTGATGCAGGTACTTTAAGCAACTTACCTGCAGGATTTAAAGCAAGAGGCATTAGAATTAGAGACGAAGCCTCACCATTACAACCCGGTGAATTTAGAGATGTTGATGCTCCGGGCGGTGCATTAAGAGATTCTTTAATGCCATTACCGTACAAAGAGCCAAGCAACGTATTGTTTAGTTTACTTGGTTTATTAGTAGATTCAGGCAAAAGATTTGCAGCTATAGCCGACATGAATATCGGTGATGCCAATGCAGCTATGCCTGTAGGCACAACTGTAGCTTTATTAGAAAAAGGCACTAAAGTAATGAGTGCTATCCATAAAAGATTACATTACGCACAAAAGAATGAATTTCAAATTTTAGCTAGAATATTTCAAGAGTTTTTACCACCTGTATACCCATACGAAACAGGTAGCGGTCCAAGAGAGGTAAAAGTACAAGACTTTGACCAAAGAATTGATGTAATACCTGTCTCTGACCCAAACATATTCTCAATGAGCCAAAGAGTTATTATGGCTCAGGAACTGCTTACTATGGTGCAATCAGCACCAGAACTGCATGGCCCACAAGGCATATATGAAGCCTATAGAAGAATGTATGCAGCTTTAGGCGTAGATAATATAGAAAGTTTACTTGTACCACCTGCTGACACGACACCTCAGCCAGTAGATGCAGGTATTGAAAATAGTGGATTATTACAAGGTATTCCACAACAAGCTTTTCCAGAACAAAACCATGAGGCACATGTAGAAGCACATAAAACACTTTTCTTAACGCAAGCAGTAATAATGAACCCACAACTACAGTCGGTAATCATTGCTCATGTTATGCAACACTTACAATTTATGGCTAATCAGATGGCAGAACAACAGTTACCACCTGAAGTGCAACAACAGATACAACAACAAATGCAACAGGCACAACAGCTTGACCCACAAGCACAAGCAGGCCTGCAAAAACAAATACAATCTATTATTGAAAGTTATAGCTCACCAATATTGGCACAATTGTCAGCTGAGTTCTTACAATCAGTACAACCACCGCAACAAGATGACCCACTTGTACAAATAAGACAACAAGAACTTGGTTTGCGTGATAAAGAAATAGAAATGAAAAACCAACAGTTTATGGCTAAAGAAGAACAAGATGCCATGGAAAAAGGTGCTGAGTTACAATTACAACAACAAAAAGCTGACCAACAGGCTATGATTGGCAATGAGAAAAATGAAATTGCTAAACAAAGATTGCAACAACAGGCAGAGTTAAAATTAGTAGATTTACAAGCGAGGATGAATAAATGACAAGTTCAATTAACGAAAAGATAGTAGAGCAGATTAAACAGAAAAAAGCTGAAGCTAAAATGGTTGAAATGCAAGAACAGATAGTAGAGCCAAAAAGAGCTAGAAATGACAAAGGTCATTATGTAGCAGATGATTTATCTACACCTGACGTAAACGAAGCATGGGAAGGTGGTAAAGCACCTAAGAAAAAAGCAAAAAAAGCTGTTGCTAAGAAAAAAACAGTAGCAAAGAAAAAAACGGTTGCTAAGAAAAAAGCAGTCAAAAAATCTAAATAAGGAGCAAGTATGAAAGCAAAAACTTCCATAAAGATTAAAGGTCAAGGAAGCATTGCCCTGTCACAACCAAAAAAGGTAAAAGTTGATACAGCACACAAACCGGGTTATGGCAAAGGCGTAAGCAGAGGTAAAGGAGCTGCTTTGCGAGGCAACAAATTCAACGGCGTATTTTAAATTAAATGGATAAGTATGATTTAATTCATGCTCTCCGTAAAAGTTTAAACGAAAGAGAGGAGCAAATTAAGGATATCTTGATGTCAGGTGGCATCAAAGATATGGAGAAATACCAATTTTTAATGGGTGAAATATCTGCATTATCCTATATTCATGATAAGATAAAAGAACACTTACATGAAAAAGGAGATTTTGATGAGTAGTGATGTAAAAACTGAGGTTAATGAAGATACTATTAACCTTGATAAAGCTTTTGTTGAAGAGGACAACAGAGTTTTAGACCCCACCCTATTAGATAAAAGTATTCTTGAAAGGATGCCTCAACCTACTGGGTGGCGACTTTTGGTATTACCTTATAAAGGTAAAGGCGTATCAGAAGGCGGTATTCAATTGGTTAAGGAAACCATAGATAGAGAAACCCTAGCGACTGTTGTTGCTTATGTAGTAGCCATGGGTCCTGATTGTTATAAAGACACAAAAAGGTTTGTAAAGCCTTGGTGTCAAAAAGGACAGTGGATATTAATAGGTAGATATGCAGGCTCTAGGTTTAGGTTGGCTGATGAAAGCGAAGTCAGAATTATAAATGATGACGAAGTCATAGCCACAATTTTAGACCCTGATGACATTGTTTCAGTATAAGGAGAATATATATGAACGAAATGAATAATGAAAATCAAGTCGAAACAGAAGAAATAGTTGTAGATGTAGAAGATACACCTGTAGCTGAAGAACCTGTGGTTGAAACCGACTCAGGCGGTGACGATGAACTTGATAAATACACCAAAGGTGTATCAAAACGAATAAACAAACTTAATGACAAAATACGACAAGCGGAACAAAGAGCTGCAGAGTATGAGTCTAAGTATACGCAGTTATCAAATGAATATAACACGGTTAAGAAAAGAGCTAGTGTTTTAGACAAAAGTTATACTGAAGAGTATGAGAATCGTGTTAAGTCGCAAAGACAACAAGCAGAAGACTTGTATAGAAAAGCTAGAGAGACTAATGACCCTGAATTAGAGGTTAAAAGTGTTGAGCTGCTTAATAAAGTTTCTTTAGAAGAAGAAAGGGTTAGATTAGCCAAAGTTCAGCTAGAAAACCAACAACAACAAACATTCACAAATTCAGCACAAACTGTACAAAACGTGCAACAAGAAGTGTATGATAAACCTAAGCCTGATTCTAAAGCAGTTGAATGGCAAAAAAATAATGACTGGTTTCAAAAGGACAGAGTCAAAACATACACTGCTATGGGTATTCATGAGGACTTAATAAACGAAGGTTTTGACGGTCATGATGATGAATATTACGAAGAATTAGACAAAAGACTTTTAAAGGTTTATCCTGATATAAGGAATAAACCTGAAGGCGTATCAAAAGATACCAACTCAACTGTGCAAAGAGTTGCTTCTGCTTCCTCTGGAAGTCGCCAAGGAACACAAGGGAAGAAAAGCGGTATTAAAATTAATTCTAACCACGCTTCCGTAAAGAGTAACTTAAAACCTTACGGAATGTCACAAGAAGAGTGGCTTAAAAGAGTCGGTAAAGAAATAGTTAAACTTGAAGGAGCTAAATAATGGACATAGATGCAATTGAAAATACAACACGCCAATCTCGTGATGAAGAGCAACACGATAAAAACGCTAGAAGAAAACCATGGCAACCAGCAAGGATGCTTGAAACTCCGCCTGCTCCAGAGGGATATCAATACCGATGGATTAGGTCAGAGTATGTAGGTGTAGAAGATAGAAACAATGTTTCTGCTAGAATGAGAGAAGGATGGGAGTTTGTCAGACAAGACGAAATACCTGATTTCCCTTTACCTACAATCGAGCATGGAAGACATGCAGGTGTCATTTCAGTAGGTGGTTTGATATTAGCAAAAATACCACAAGAAACTGTTGCTGAAAGAAACGAGCATTACAAACAAAAAAATGTTCAACAGAACGAAGCACTAGACAATACTATGTTTAACGAAGTTCAAGGCAACAATAGATATGTGAAGTATGATTCTAATAGAAAATCGAATGTATCATTTGGAAAAAAAAGGTAGGATAAACTATGGCGAATAAAGACGCTTCATTTGGTCTAAAGCCTGTAAGAATGATGGGTGGCTCACCCTATTCAGGCGGACAAAGCCGTTATAGAATAGCTGCAAACTACGGAACAAGTATTTTTCAAGGCGACCTAGTAATGCAAGTTACTGGTGGTACTGTTGAAATTCACGCAGATGGCGGTACAGTTCCTATAGTTGGCGTATTCAATGGCTGTATGTACACAGACCCAACAACATCAGAGCAAGTATTTAGTAATTATTACCCTGCAAGCACTAATGCTTCAGACATAATTGCTTTTATACATGATGACCCTAATACGGTCTTCGAGATTCAAGCAGACGACACTTTCCCAGTGGCTGATTTGTTTGGTAATTTTGATATTGTCTACACAAACTCAGGTAGCACCTATACAGGTATTTCAGGAGCAGAATTAGACGTAACAACAGGTGCAACTTCAACAAATTTGCCTCTGAAAGCTATTGACATTAGTCAAGACCCTGATAACTCAGACGTTGCTTCAGCAAATACAAATGTTTTAGTTGTTATTCAAAATCATATATGCGGCGTAAAAGGTGCCGGATTAGCATAAGGAGTAATTAGATGGCGATAAGTAGAGCGCAATTAGCGAAAGAACTTGAACCGGGTCTAAATGCACTTTTTGGACTTGAATATGACGAAAACAATGAAGAATACAAAGAGATTTATTCTATAGAAGACTCAGATAGAGCTTTTGAAGAAGAAGTCCTTGTAGTTGGATTTGGTGCAGCTCCTGTCAAGGAAGAAGGTGCAGGTGTTAGCTTTGATAACGCTTCAGAAGGATATACAGCAAGATATACACACGAAACTGTGGCACTTGCTTTCTCATTAACTGAAGAAGCTATTGAAGATAATCTCTATGACCAACTCGGTAGAAGATACACAAAAGCATTGGCACGTTCAATGCAACACACCAAAGAAGTAAAAGGTGCTAACGTATTAAACAATGCGTTTGATGCAAACTTTGCTATTGGTGACGGACAGCAATTAATTTCCACAGCACACCCATTAGCAGGTGGTGGAACAGCTAGAAATAGAGCTACAACAATGGCTGACCTAAATGAAACTTCTTTAGAAGATAACATTATTGATATATCAACATTTGTTGACGACAGAAACCTAACTATTGCAGTTAGACCTGACAAATTAATAATTCCACCACAATTATCATTTATTGCGGATAGATTATTAAATACACCGGGTAGAGTTGGAACAGCAGACAATGATATCAACTCAATAAGAAATCAGTCTTCTATACCAAATGGTTATAGTGTTAACCACTATCTAAATGACCCAGATGCATATTTCATTATGACATCGGTTAATGCAGATGGAGAAGGTCTAAAAATGTTCAACAGAACAGGAATGGAAACTTCTATGGAACCTGAATTTTCAACAGGTAACATCAGGTATAGAGCTAGAGAAAGATACTCATTTGGTGTATCTAACTGGCGTGGAGTTTTTGGCTCACAAGGAGCTTAAGGTTCTTCAAACCAATAAAGGGAGCATTAGCTCCCTTTTTTTATTGGATAAACTGATATACAATCAAAAGACTAGGATTAATTAACTTGTTTTACCAACTGACCTAGCAGACAAGCCAAGATGGTAAGACTTATTTCCTTAGGAGGAAATTATGGCAAAATCGACATTTTCAGGTCCAGTCAAGTCATTGGCAGGATTTATTACAGCAGGTGTCAATAGTAGTGTTAGCTTAACAGCAGATACAACATTAACTGTTGATGCACATGCAGGAAAAATTTTATTATGTAACGATGCAGACGGTAAATTTACTTTACCTTCAATTGTTACAACAACACCAAGCGACCCAACAGACCCTAATCAGGCTAATAACATTGGTGCTTCTTTCTATTTCTATATAGAAACAGCAGCAACAGACTTAGACATCTTAACTGATGGAACTGACAAATTTAAAGGTGCGGTAATTGTTGCTGTAGACGATGGTTCAAAGAAAGCTTTTGTTCCGGGTGCTTCTAACGATGTTATGACACTAAATGGTTCTACAAAAGGTGGTATCGTTGGTAGTGTTGTTCAAGTAACAGCTATTGATGCAGCTACTTATCTTGTTCACGATTCATTATTAATTGGTTCAGGAACAATAGTAACACCATTTGCTGACGCATAAGGAGTAAATCATGGCAGACGCAGTAACCTCACAAACAATTCAGGACGGCAATAATACAGCTGTCTTGAAGTTTACAAACGTATCAGATGGCACAGGTGAAAGTGCTGTCAAAAAGGTTGATGTATCGGCTTTGGAACCAAATAGTAAAGGTGACGCATGCACCTCTGTCTCAGTAGCTCGTATTTATTGGGCTACTAGAGGCATGGGTGTAAATATTGAATTTGATGCGACATCGAATGTTTTATTAACTGGTTTACCTGCAGATAGTACAGGTGACGAATATTATGACTTGTTCACAGGCATACCTAATAATGCAGGTAGCGGTGTGACAGGTGATATTGATTTCACAACTGTAGGACACTCAAGCGGTGATACTTATTCAATCATATTGGTTTTGAATAAGAATTATTGATGAATGGCAGCTAAAAAAACTAGGAAAAAAGCCAAACCTATAAGAAGAACGACTGGCAAGGGCGGTAATTATCGCCCTACCAAGTCTGGTGCTGGTATGACTCGTAAGGGTGTTAAAGCATATAGAAAGGCTAATCCCGGGTCAAAACTCAAAACAGCCGTTACAGGCAAAGTTAAAAAAGGTAGCAAGGCCGCAAAAAGGCGTAAGTCTTATTGTGCAAGGTCACTTGGACAACTAAAACGTAGCTCTGCTAAAACAAGAAATAACCCTAATTCAAGAATTAGGCAAGCAAGAAGAAGGTGGAAGTGTTAAATGCCATTAGCTAAAGGTAAAAGTAAAAAAGCTATAAGCAAAAACAT